ACGAGTGGCTGTATAATGGTGGTCCTTTCCAACTCGTAATCTTCCACTTCCTGATCGGCATCTACGCCTATATGGGTCGTGAGTGGGAACTTTCTTACCGTCTCGGTATGCGTCCTTGGATCTGTGTTGCTTACTCTGCACCTGTTGCAGCAGCATCCGCAGTCTTCCTGGTCTATCCCTTCGGTCAAGGTTCGTTCTCTGACGCAATGCCATTGGGAATCTCTGGCACGTTCAACTACATGCTTGTCTTCCAAGCAGAGCACAACATTCTGATGCACCCCTTCCACATGTTGGGTGTTGCAGGTGTGTTCGGTGGTTCGCTGTTCAGCGCAATGCACGGTTCTCTGGTTACTTCTTCGCTGGTTCGTGAAACCACCGAGAACGAGTCTCAGAACTATGGTTATAAGTTCGGACAAGAAGAAGAAACATACAACATTGTTGCAGCACATGGATATTTCGGTCGTCTTATCTTCCAATATGCATCGTTCAACAACTCCCGTTCACTGCACTTCTTCCTTGCTGCCTGGCCAGTCGTGGGTATCTGGTTTACCGCCCTCGGCGTCAGCACCATGGCGTTCAACCTCAACGGGTTCAACTTCAACCAATCCATCATCGATGGGCAAGGACGTGTCGTCAACACCTGGGCAGATGTTCTCAACAGAGCAGGTCTTGGAATGGAAGTCATGCACGAGCGTAACGCTCACAACTTCCCCTTGGATCTTGCGGCTGCTGAGTCCACACCTGTGGCCTTGACCGCACCTTCTATCGGTTGATTATCAACCATCCAACACAAATGGGGGTCATTACGACCCCTTTTTTTATTCCTTAACGTTAAATAAAAATGGTTACTTCAACACTTACACAACCAAAGAGGGGGTGGTTCGATGTCCTTGATGACTGGCTTAAACGGGATCGCTTTGTCTTTGTGGGCTGGTCTGGACTACTTCTTTTTCCCACTGCTTATCTTGCAATTGGTGGCTGGCTTACTGGCACTACCTTTGTTACGAGCTGGTACACCCACGGTCTCGCAACTAGTTACCTTGAGGGTGCTAATTTTCTTACGTCAGCTGTCTCAACGCCTGCTGATGCTATGGGTCATTCTCTTCTTCTACTTTGGGGTCCTGAGTCTCAGGGAGATTTCATCCGCTGGGTCCAGCTTGGGGGACTCTGGGCTTTTGTGGCGCTCCACGGAGCCTTCGCTCTTATCGGTTTTATGCTTCGACAGTTTGAAATTAGTCGTTTAGTAGGTATTCGTCCGTACAATGCTATCGCGTTCTCTGGGCCTATTGCTGTTTTTGTCAGTGTGTTCCTCATTTATCCACTCGGACAATCCTCCTGGTTCTTTGCGCCGTCGTTTGGTGTCGCTGCGATATTCCGCTTCCTACTCTTCCTCCAAGGTTTTCATAACTGGACGCTCAATCCCTTCCATATGATGGGAGTGGCAGGTATTTTGGGAGGGGCCTTGCTTTCTGCCATACATGGTGTTACAGTTGAAAATACATTGTATGAAGACGGTGATCAGGCCAATACCTTCAAAGCATTTGATAGCACACAAGAAGAAGAGACCTATTCGATGGTTACGGCAAATCGTTTCTGGTCACAAATTTTCGGCATTGCTTTTAGTAACAAGCGTTGGCTGCATTTCTTTATGTTATTTGTCCCAGTTATGGGTCTTTGGACTAGCAGTATCGGCATCATTGGTCTTGCTCTTAATTTACGTGCGTATGATTTTGTCTCACAAGAGATTCGTGCCGCAGAAGATCCAGAGTTTGAGACCTTCTACACAAAGAACATTCTCCTCAACGAAGGACTCCGTGCTTGGCTTGCGCCTGTCGATCAGCCACATGAAAACTTTGTCTTCCCTGAAGAAGTCTTACCAAGAGGGAATGCATTATGATTAAGTCACTTTTCAGTTTTATTTTTGCTGCACTCATGTGGGTACAAGTACCCCAATGGAGTGATGACTGGTCTAAGTGTGCAGTTGATGTACCTGATCCAGCATGTCATTGGTATATTGTTGCCCCAGACAGCACTATGGGAGTTGGTTTCAATTGGGAAACCGCTCCTTGGTTTGATGTTCATGGTCTCAGCGATGTAGCACAACTGAGTAATACTCTGGAAACAATTAACAGCACTGCAAGAGAAACAGTATGAAACATTTAGGCATGTTAATACTCCGATTATGTGTCGGAATATTTTTAATACATCATGGTTATGAAAAATTAGATAGTATTGAAAATTTTGCAGATGCCTTTGTTAGACCTCTGCATCTTCCTTTTCCAATATTCTTTTCTTACTGTGCAGCACTATCAGAAATTTTCGGAAGTTGGTTATTGATTACTGGATTTCTGACTCGTCTAGGGGCACTCTCAATTGTTATGACAGCATCATTTGCAATATATCATGCTGTTGTATTCAATGGATTCAACATCTACTTGTTAGAATTGCTGGGTCTTTACTGGGGTGGAGCAGTTGCTATCATGTTATGTGGACCAGGAAAACTTTCTTTGGACTATTTGATTTTGAATAGCATCTTTAGTTCATCAACAATTCCAGAAACGGAAGTAAAAGTTAATGAATAACTTTAGACCTTTACAATGAATAAAAAACTTGGTATGATATAAGGGTTGCATAACCCTTTTTTTATGGAAGTAATTATTGAAGGTAAAGTTAAAACTGTTTATCAGGGAGATGATACTGATCGTGTAATTATTGAATACCATGATAAGGTAACAGCAGGTAATGGTGAAAAGGAAGACCATCCTTTAGGAAAAGGATCTCTCTGCTGTAGTATCTCATCTATTATTTTTGAGAAACTTGCCAAGGAAAATATCCCAACCCATTACATTGACATGGTTGGTGCTAACAAGATGATTTGTAAGAAGGTTAGTATTGTTCCTCTAGAAGTTATTTGTAGGAACCGTGCTGCTGGATCTATTGTTCGTGAGACAACTTTAATAGAAGGCACTCCACTACCGCAACCGATTGTAGAGTTCTTTTTGAAAGACGATAATAAGCATGACCCTTTACTCACACCAGACCGTGTGCGTCTGATGGGGTATGATCCTCAACCCTTTATTGATATGACTTTACGTATCAATAATTATCTCCGGCAGATGTTCTACATTTTGGGTATTGATCTGGTTGACTTCAAGATTGAGTATGGTTATGATGCTCATGGTGATTTGTATCTTGCTGATGAGATTAGTCCTGATAGTATGAGGCTCTGGAAGATTGGTAGTGATGAAAGATTTGATAAGGATCTATTCAGGAATGATGAAGGGGATATTGTCCCTGCCTATCGTGAGATTCTTGACCGACTACAACCACTGGCAATTCAATGAGTTATTATGTCGCACTAAGTGAACAAATTACGAAAGGAGAAATTCACTAATGGACTACAAAACTGCAGGAGTTGATATTGAAAAGGGTAGAGCATTTGTAGAGCATCTGAAAATTATGGTCCCTAACATTGGTGGGTTTAATGGAATGATGGAAATTCCATCAGGATATGAGAAACCTGTATTAGTATCTGGTGCTGATGGTGTGGGAACTAAAATTAATATTTGTAGAATTGCCTTTGATTACTCTACTATTGGCCAAGATTTAGTTGCAATGTGTGTTAATGATGTAATCTGTAGTGGAGCAAAACCACTATATTTTCTTGATTATATTTCTACTAAAAGACTTGATAGTAATGTCACACAGATTGTAGATGGTATTATCAAAGGTTGTAATATTTCTCAAATGCAACTTCTAGGTGGTGAAACTGCAGAGCACTTCAGAGCAACTGATTATGATCTAGCAGGATTTTGTACGGGTATTGTCGAGAAAAATGATATTGTTGACGGAAGCAATATCAGACCTGGTGATTATGTGGTTGGTATTGAGAGTAATGGTCTTCATAGTAACGGATATACTCTCATCAATGATATGTTATCGAGAAATAAAATTTTCTATAAAGAGATGCCTGAATTATTGAAACCAACTACAATTTATTCACCTTTAGTTCAATCTCTCTTGGATGAATTTCCTATCCTTGGTATGGCACATATTACTGGTGGTGGTATACCTGAGAATCTTCCACGATGTCTTCCAGAGGGATTAACTATTGATGTTAATTATGATGCCTGGGAAAGACCAGAACTCTTCAATAAGATTCAGGTGGCAGGTGATATTACTGAAGAGGAGATGAGAAATGTTTTCAATCTTGGTATTGGTTTTTGTTTGGTTGTTCCTCTAGAAGTGGTACACTATGTACAGGAGTATATTTTAGGATTTGGTATGAATTCTTGGATTATCGGAGAAGTTAAATGAAGATGTGGGAGACTAAATGTAGTATTTGTGATAAAATGATACCGGCAAATAAATGTCCACAAATAGGATATTTTGAACCTGGTAAAGGATGGAAAAATTCTTTTTGTAAACCATGTTGGATTTCAAAAAATGCAAAAGTATAAGGCAAAAGTTTATATTAGATTGAGAGCAGCAGTTGATGACTCTGCTGGAAATGCTGTTAGAGCAGCGTGTGGTAGATTATCTGATCTCAAGATGTCAAAATTGAGATTGGGTAAATTAATTGAAATGGATTTTGAAACAGAAAATGATGATTATGCTAATAAAGAAGTAGAAAAATTGTGTAGTAAGTTTCTTGCGAATGGAGTCATTGAAGATTATGAATTTAAGGTTTGGAGTCTAGATGAGGTATAAATGAACCAAGACCTTTACAACGAATAGAAAACTTGGTATGATATAGGGGTTAACATCCTCTTTTTTATTATCAATAATAAAAGAATATGAAAATTTTTCTAGATACAGCAGAGACCGATGTCATTTCCAAATATTTTTCAACTGGATTAGTCGATGGTGTGACAACTAACCCTACTCTGATTAGAAAGAGTGGTCGTAATCCTGAAGATGTCTACCAAGAGATCAAAGATATGGGTGTCCAAGATATCAGTATGGAGGTTGTCGGATCTGACCTTGAGATGTATGATGAGGGCAAACGTCTTTACGAAAAGTTTGGTGATGTATGCACTGTGAAGGTTCCCTGCACACGCGAGGGGCTGATCGTCTGTAAATCTCTCTCTGATCAAGGCATTAAGGTCAACGTCACACTTATCTTCTGCGCCGCTCAGGCAGTCCTTTCCGCTAAGGCAGGGGCAACTTATGTTTCTCCTTTTGTAGGACGTTTAGATGACCAGTCAGTGGCAGGTCTGGAGGTTGTGAGGTCTATCTCAGAACTCTATCGTATTCATGGTATGAGAACTCAGGTTCTTTCTGCATCAATCCGTAGTGTTCAACGTGCTATCCGTTCCTGGTATAATGGAGCTGAGATCTGCACGATGCCACCAAAAGTGTTTGATCAGATGTATGATCACATTCTCACAGACAAAGGTTTAGAAATTTTTGACAACGATTGGAAGCAGGTACAACAATGACATTCACAGTTTTTTCGAGAGATGGTTGCCCGTATTGCGATAAAGTGCAGCAAGTGTTACAACTTGCTGAAATAAAGCATGTGATATATAAACTTAACAGGGATTTCACTCGTGAAGAGTTCTATGCTAAGTTTGGAGAAGGTACAACCTTCCCAAGAGTAGTCAAAGATGATACTCTAATCGGCGGGTGTATGGAAACTGTAAAGTATCTACGGGAACAAAAGTTAGTCTAATGGAACAAAACCTCATTGACATTTATGATCTCATTGAACATGCTATCGATAATGCCTTTGAGGGTAATATGAATTTAAAATTCTACGAATACCTGAAATCTAATAAAATTAAAAGGCATGAAGTAGAAATCTTTATTAAAAGCACTACCACATTAGAAATCAGTAACTTAGTTGATGATTTGAATGAATATATTGAGGGTGGTAATGATAACATGCATAAACAACTTAGAGAGGGATACGGATATATTCCTAAACCTCAAGCAAGAAAGATAAAGAATTATCTTCAGAATATTTTAGATGATGCAATGAGGTATAGTAATGACCGAAGACCAGGAAGAAGAAAAAAAGAATCTAAATAATTCTGAAACCCACATAAATCGTGGAGTTGAGTTGCTACTACGCAACAGGAGGAAGAAACCAGAACCACCCAAAACTTTTCAGATTAAGTTTGGTAAGATGGTGTCTCTCTTCCGAAGAGAGATTGTATTTCATCTAAACTTCTATCTGGACATCAGGAAGAAATAATCTCTGGAGGACAAGAGGATGTTAGCAGTAACACTCACTATTGGAACATTAGTATCGATCATGTTCTTTTTTGTTGGAGGTATGGTAGGATGGTTAGCAAAGGAGCATGTCTATCAGACTCAACCCGTTTATACACATCCAGAAATGTTTGATGAAAATGGAAATGTATTACCAGACGAAATTTTAGCAGTACGATTTGAAAATAGCTATGACGAATTCGACGAAGAAGACAACAACTAAGAAACCAAGAACAGTTAAGGCACCGGTCAAGATTACTCTTCCAAACAATCCGTTTGTGTTTGAGATTCTTGAAGCGGTGTCTGCTCAAAGAACTGCTGCTAAGAAAGTAGAAACTTTGAAGCAGTATGAAGACAATTCTGTTAAGGCAGTTTTGATTTGGAACTTTGATGAGAGTGTTATCTCTATGATTCCTGAGGGTGAAGTTCCTTACGGTGATCCTCAGGAGCAAACGGTGTATCAAGGATCTCTTTCTGATAATATTTCTAGAGAGATGTCTGGTGGAGAGTCTGCAACAGGTCAAGACCTTGATGGGCGTAATAAAACATCACTTCGTAAGGAGTGGCAGAATCTCTATCACTATGTGAGGGGTGGTAATGATACTCTCACAAAGACCCGTAGAGAGATGATGTTCATCAATCTGTTACGAGGACTACATCCTAAGGAAGCAGAGTTATTAGTATTGGTCAAGGATAAACTTCTTACAACTAAATATAAATTAACAAAGGCTAATGTCGAACAGGCATATCCTGATATTACATGGGGAGGTCGTTCTTAATGGCAAATCAATTGGAAGATGCCCCAACAAAAACAGAACAGGAGGAGGCACCTAATCTAGATATGAATTTAAACAATCCATCAGATTATGGTTGTCAAATTTTACTTGAAAAAACTACTCTTGACGTTGCGAACGATAAGACATTTCCAAATGATGCCAGACTTGTTTGGTACGTTGTAGATGGAACTGAATATATTGATCTAACTCGATGCGGTAAGGTATCGAAGATGTTTGATATGTACTATGATCGTTATGGTCCTGGGTCTGTTCAGAAGATTGACTTTGGTTATGGCACAGTCAGTCCTAGACTTTGGGGAGTGAAGAAAAAGGAATCAAAGAAAAAATGAGTGATGGATTTGATGTGCAAGTCGAGATGCCTGAAGAGGATATTAATCGACTTCTCAAACAATATAAAAAACTGAAGAAATATCAGAAGTCTTCTCTTCATGAAATTGAAAAACTCTCTGGTAAGAAAACCAAGGTCGATGAATTGATCGACGAATACGGAGTTGACTAAATCGGTATGCCGTGTTATAGTCGATACTATGAACCATTTTCACCATGTCTTATAAACCCTATAGTGCCGAGTGGCACAGGCATCGCTATCTGAAAGAAGCCCTTGATAAGTATCTTGATGATGGTGCAGAAACTCAGACAATCATTGATGATATCATAAATATTGTTTGTGATCGTCAGTTAAAAGCACATGAAGAGTTCACTAAACTTTCGGACTTAGAAGCAAAACTGCGAGAGTAAAATGCTATCAACTCAATACAGACTAAGATTAGAGTCCATCTGTGCCTGCATTGCGAACAAAGAGAATGTTCCTTTAGAGGATATGATTTGGGTAGAGAAACTTGCTAAAGCACATACGACTGCGCGAGATTGGTTAAATAAAGCACGTCGTCAAGCTGCTAGTGATATTGAAGAGGGTAGCACTGACGATTTTTTAAATAAGATGGGTCTTGGGGACCCCGATCCATCTAATCATAGAAAGGGGTTCTCTGGAGCGGATGAAATTGTAGATTGGTTCAAACAAGATAAACCAGACGATTGGAGGCAAAGAGACTGATGAGAGCAATTTTGTATTCCAATAAGAATCAAGAATGCGAGAGGGCAAAGAGTCTTCTATCAAGCGTTGGTGTAGAGTTTATTGAGTATCGTCGTGATAATCACTTTACTGACAGAGGATTCAAGTCTGAGTTTGGTGAGGAGGCAGAGTATCCACAGGTTACAATTGACTATGAAGGGTTCAGATATCGTGGCGGATTGAAAGATACGCTACACTTTCTTAAACAAAAGGGACTGATCTAAATTTGTATCACGAGTTACAAAAGAACTTGACTATATAGTTTATGGAGGTTATAATAAACCTATCGTTCATCCTTATGTTAGCACTAATGCTGGCATTCACCTTTGCCTCACATAATGATGCTGATCCTTATGGTTGGCACATGGATTGTGAAAGGTTCCTATTAAGAAGAGTCGAAATCCTGATGGATGATGACTTGGATCGGAGAACTAAGTATAACCTTATTGGTTATCTTAAGTCTAAGGTAGATGGTACGTGCGGTACTCTAACATAGGACGCAAGTAAGTCGCGGAACGGATCGTTCATCCCTTTGGGACGCAAACGACTGAAGGAACGGGAAACTCGGATCACCCGAAAGGGTTAAAGGAGAAAAATCACCCAACTTCAGGAGTAAGACAATGAACACACTTCAACTCATCAAAGATCAGATCACTAAGCAGTCTGCACTGCATAACGCACAGATTACTCACACTGCATATCGTGGTGTTAAGTATTCTGTAAAGAATGTAGGACGCAAGGATCCTCAGGGAACCTTCTGCTATCGTGGTCGTACTTACACCAAATGAGGCAATCATGGAAGCACTACAAATCACGGGATTAATTACCTTGGCATGTGTTGCTGGAATGACTCTTATCTATGGTGAAATCGTACTCCTTCATAATACATGAGGAGGAAATTAAATGCTGAAGATCAAATTATATTATGATCTTCCAGAATATGATCCAGAAATTCACGATCCAGATAGGGTCTTTCGATACCTAACTTATCGTGGAGTCAACTATGCTAAATGGGTTGACCTTAAGTCACTCAGCAGATGCATACCAAGATGGACAGTAACTAAATGAGGACCTTGACGGGTCCTCTTTTTTTGTCTATAATTAGTGGAAGTATAATCTTTTTATGGACAGAGAGAAACTCAAATTAATCGTGAGGAACCTTAAGTCTCTAGTAGATGTGCTAGAGTCTGAGGTATACTCGAATGTGGAGGCATACAAAGCAGAGAACTTTGATGATCCTGCAGAAAATTACATCATAGATTACGACGAGGTATTTGAAGACGACGATGACTGATATTAAACTTATTAGTGTTACTCCCGATGCAGAGAAGCACATGGCATATTGTGCTCGGGTCAGTAATCCTGCGAACCAAGAGAATGAAAAGTTCTCTGGTCTTCTGCGCTACTGTGTAAAGCACCAGCACTGGAGTATCTTTGAGCAGGCATATATGACTCTGGAGATTAATACCACCAGAGGAATCGCAGCTCAAGTGCTTCGGCACCGTTCTTTCACATATCAAGAATTTTCACAACGCTATGCTGATTCTTCCCTACTCGCGGAGACGATCCCTTTACCTGAACTACGGCGTCAAGACACCAAGAATCGTCAGAATTCTATTGATGATATTGAC